GATAAATCCCAGTAAGGGTGGTCATAACTCATCTGTAGGTCAAAGAATCCACCTTTACCTGGCAGAAAAGCAGAACTGGTAGAACCACCATATAATTGAGTTCCCCCACTTCCATCTTGTATTGTAACCTTAGTATAATCTGCTGAAGAAGTTTCGTTATTATCAAACATTATACCCACTATATGGATATATTGAGTTCCAGTTGGAGCAGCTATTACTGCTGTTCCTGTTGTTATACTAAATGGTGCTGCTGTTGGTGTTGCCATATATTTTTATTATTCGTAAACTATGAATTTCTTTTTTCAACTTTACTACCAACTCCAACTCTTAAATAAAGTAAAGCAGATAAATCATCATTTATTGTAAGTGTCATCTTGTCAGCATTCTCTGATTTAAGTATTACATCTTCGTTAAATTGAACGTTTATAGCTACCCAAGAATTTGTTAAATCTCCACCACTACCTGTGATAGTTGCATTACTTAAACTCATAAAATCAACAAACTTGTTAAGTGTTGCAGTAGTTGTAGTTATTCCATCTTCTATTCTCTTATAATCAATACCAGATGTTAATGCTACTCCTAATAGATTATCATAAGGAATACTTGGTTGAGTTCCAGCTACTACTGTACTAACAAAATCATCAGCTACTACTATCTGAAAACTCTTAACGTGCAACCAAGTTCCTAAGTCTGGCTCTAGTGTAAATACAACTGGAGTTCCTGATTGTTCTATTTGAATATCATCTATATAAAACTTTGCTTTTCCATCTTTTGCTTCTCGTTCAAATCTAACTGTATCAATAGTTAATCCAGTTAAACCCATATCTACAAAAGGTATATAAATTTTATGCCAAGTATCAGTATCTGTATAATCAAAGTAATCACTTAAATCTACTTTAGTTCCTACTTGTGCTGGTGTACCAGTAGATAACCAACCATAAAAATCTACTGCATCTCCTATCTTCCAATCTTTATCAACATAAATCCACATAGTGAATCCTATATAATTTGTTAAAACTTGGTCACTACCTTTATCTATTTCAAATATTTCTCCTACTGGTAAATCATCACATTTAATACTCTTAGTTCCACCTGTTGTATGGTTCTGGTCTGTACTATCATAAACAGTCTTACTTCCAACAACATCTTGTGCAGTCCATAAACCACCATCATCTGTTCCATCGTGAATTTCAATTGCAGTACCACCAAAAGCACCATCTTGATTCATCTCAATACCATAAGTAGAATTAGAAAAATATCCCAACTTATTATCATATGTTTTAAGTGGTCTTGTAGCTACAACTAAAGCGTTTTTTTCATCCTCATCAACTACATTTGCCACTAAACCAGTGGCTGGGTCTTTTATATTACTTTTAATCATATACTATTTCTTATCCAATTTCTAAACCGTGATAATTAAATATAACTGTTCCATTAACTGTTGCTGCTGATGTATCACACCAAATTGTCATTGTTGAGTTCTTTGGTAAAATTAAATCTTGTTCAAAATTAAATGTATCTGTTGCGGCTTCTCCTATGAACTTAAATCTTTCAAGTTCACTTCCACCTGTTATTGTTGATGTAGCACCATCTAAGTCTGCTCCCTTTTCAAATGTTCCATCTGCTGACTTTCCACTACCACCGTTTAAATTAACTGGTGTAAGTGCTGTTGCAGATAATCTTGTTCCTTTATCATTAATTTGCACATATACTTCACAAGCAGCACTAACATATATCTTAATTCCTTCTACACATAAATCAGTGTCTGAGTCATTTACCATATAAAATATACAATCATCATTAGCTGTTGGCGATTGTGAAAAGTAAACATTATACGCTTCTCCGTGTAAATGATTAACGTGATGTTCATTTGATGATGTAATACAGTCTGTTAAAAGTCTATTCTCTTCACTTACTCCAGCAGAATATCCTTTACCTTGACCATCTTCTATTTGTAACCCCATATATTTATAATTTAATTATTTATTATTTATCCTCCATAAAGCCACGAACAATTATAGTAGCCTCACCTGTTTCTTCTCCTGTCATTTGAAATGATATTGTATCATTAGCCCCTAAGATAATTGCTCCACCTATATCAAGACGTGTGCTTCCTTGTGCTAACAATAAATTTAATCCAGCAGAACCACCAGCAATGGTCATTCCACCAGCTCCTTCATCCCAATATTCAACAGTTAAATCAAATGTATTATTACTTGACCTGTTTAGATTTCCAGCTGAACCTGATGTGTTATTTCCTGTTGGTGCTGAACTTGCAAACCATATTTGAAAACCTAAGGCTGTATTAGAAGATGCTGTTCCACCATTCCAACTAGGTCTTACATCTGTAATTACCATATTCTGAGTAGTGCTTATATTTTTTATATACAATACTCTTTCACCACCTGATGTTACTGTAAGTTGTGGTGTTGTTATTCCAAATGCTCCTTCTCTATCTCTTGATTCATAATAGATTCTTGGAGATGTAGCACAACTTGAATTTAATCTATTGTGCTCACTTACTCCAGCTAAATATCCTCTACCTTTTCCATCTTTTATTTGTCCCATATATTTATTTATATTAATTATCTATATCTTCATCTTTCAAAATAGTATCTGTTAAGAGTGCCATTTGAAGACTTATTTTTTTTAATTCTATTAACATTTGCTCCATTAACTCTTCTTGAGTGAAATTTACTGTTACTTGTTTTTCTTGACCACCTTCTGTAACTTGAGCATCTTCTAACAATTCTTCTAATTCGTCCGTATCTACTTTTAATTCTTTACTAGCATTAACTTGTAAGTTTTGTTTATTACCATCAGTATCTTCACCTGCCATTGGTATAGCATCTGAAGCTCCAACTGGATTTTCTTCTTCTGAGTTAGATACTACATACTTATCTCCATCACCAACAACGTGGACTTGTTGTCCAGCTACGTTCTCGAAACTTGCTGTATATAATTTATCTGTATCTCCAACTACTGCTGCATCAGTATCTCCACCATCACTTCTTTCTGCTACAAGTATAGTTGTACCAGCTACAAGACCAACTGTTTTTGGACCACTAGGAGCACCATAGGTTGTTGGCATCTGTATTTTAGGAATAAGACTATCTATAAACTTACCTTTACTATCTACTAATCTAACAGCCAAAGCTTCTTTCGGGTCTTTATGTTTACTAGCATCTACCTTAAGAATAATCTCAGATAGTGTTACATTTAGTTTAGTTGTAAATGTATCTATATCTAGTGGACTATACCAATTTGGTTTCTCTATCTTAAATTGCTTTGGAAAATTACTTACCTTAAGTGATTTAGGGTATTCTTTTGGCTTATGTAAATTAGAAATCTTAAATGATTCAGGAAACTTTTCAGGCGTGTGAAGGTTAGAAACTGTAATCTCTTTAGGGAACTTGTCAGGTGTAGGCAAATTACTTACTTTTATCTCCTTTGGAAATTCCTTTTGTTTCTCTGGCTTTGGAAAATTAGTTACTTCCATCTTAGTAGGAAATTCCTTACCATAAAGTTTCTCAAGACCCTCTGCTATCTTTCTCAATTCCTTTAGTGATTCTGTATCATCATTGGCTTTAACTACTTCTCCTATAGCTAATCCTATATTATTAAGCTTTTTAATTACAGCATCAAAAGACTTGACCTCTTCTGAGGTAAGTTTACTTGATTCTGAAATTTTTGAGTTAATTGTACCGAGGTCTTTTAATGCTTTGAGTAACAGTTCGTTCCTCTCTTCATCTTTATTATCCTTATTATCTAAACTTTTAACAATGTCACTTAATAACCTAATAGATTTCTTAACCTTTAGTTCTTTACTTGGTTTATCACCAGTAACTTTCTCAACCTCGGTAAGTAATTTATTAGTCTTATCGTTCATCTTGCTTTTCGTTAATAGTCTCTATTAGATTATCTCTAAGCTCTTTAAGATTTAACTTTAAATCTTCTGCCTCTGATAATTCTTTATCTGTCTTATCTGCCTTATCATCTAATTCTACTGAACGTCTTTCTAATTCTTTCTCTTTAGCCTTTAGGTCTAATTCCTTTTGAGTAGGTTTCTTAACCTTTGGCTTTTGAACTGTCTTAGTAGGAATAAATACTGGCTCTATATCACATTCACAATTAGCGTGTAAAGGTGGTGTTGGTATATCTTCATAATCAAATACTATTCCATTAACACTGCCTCCTTTACTAAGAAAGTTACCATCTAATGGTGCTGTCTTACCTTCTAAAGTAGAACATTCTGGGCAAGGCTTAGGATTTGTAATCCATCTCTTACCTTCTACTATTTCAGAATCTTTGAATGCTTGTTCTGTAGCACGAGTATTATATTTAAGTGTTTCTGTTCTAGCTATAGCTACTGCTCTTTTTTCTTCAGCTTGAACAAAGATAGTTCTAACTCTCTTTTCTATCTGTACCATATCTTCACTATTAGCTAGACCATCTACAATAGCTTTCCTTATTTTAGAGTTAGTAGTCTTAGTTACATTAGATGCAAACTTACGTCCTTCAGCCTTTATAAGTTTAGATACTTCTGCTCTTGAGGTATCCATTGTCATATCTAAGCCAAGTGCTACAAGTGTTTCATTACCAGCATCTTCGAATAACTCCTCTAATATAGGTAGAGTCAATCCAAGAGTAATTTCTGTTTCTTTTATTACGTGTAACCTGACATCATTGTATACTGTTTCTGAATCTAACTTAAATGCTTTATGCTTACTGAATTTAGGCAGAGTCTTTTTCCTTTGTTCTCTGAATAAATCTATCATCTTCTTCTGCATCTTTGGAACAAAACTTAAAAATATATCATTCTTCTTTTTCCAAAAACTTTTTACTTGTTCTTCTGTCCAATGAACTCTATTCTCATCTTCTTTCTCTGACTTTTCATTAGACTTATACTGTTCCCAGATAGCCTTTTTAATCTCTGCTTTATATTCTTCTCTAACATTTTGAATTTTAAAATAAACTTTACTTCGTGACCTCATTTCACGAATTCTATCTTTATGTATTTCTGCTAATAACTTTTTCTTATCTGTAATCTTAAGCTTAAGCTTTAATGATTTAACTGGAGTTTCCTTACCACCACTAGTATCTTGTGGTGTTCTATCTATTGACAAAGGTGCAACGTTCATCGGTAGATAAACTTCATCTCCATTTTCTACATCTGGTAAACCATACTTTTGTCTTGCTTCATTGATAGTATAGATACCTGCTTTAACTCCTTCAGTAGTAATTCTTGATTTAGTTTCTTCATCATCTGGTACTGGACTATCATAATCTAAGAACATATTTTCTGTTCCTGGAAAATTAGGTAACAAGAATTCGTTTAACTGTTGAACTAAACGTTCCATCTTTGGCTTAATACAATATCTTGCAAATATATATTGACCTGCTTGAGCTGATGCAAAGTTTACACCATCTGTTTGTGATACAACTGACTTTGGTACTCTGAATATACCTAATATCTTATCTCTTATAAATTTAGACTGTTCTAAAAAGTCCATATCTTTTTGTGAGAAACCTGCCTTTTCAAATTTCATATCACCAAAAAGAACCATAAGATTATGGGCTTTATCCGTACCTTGATGTAATTTTTTAATACTAGCTTTTAACTCATCTTTCTGTTCATCAGACATTTGCTCAGTATCTACACTAAGGATAGAGTCTGGTCTAGCAGAATTCTTATAAAAATTAATATTCCAATCTTCTGAGTAGTTATCTATATCAATACTTCTTGCTGCCATACTCATAGTACCTTTACCTCTAAACGGATTTGAAGGGTCTGGGTATTTCAAAAAGATAACTTCTTCTGGTTGTAGAGTAACAGTCTTGCCTTGTCCTATATCATACTTATAACCAGCTATTAATTTATCTTTATCTGTAATAGGTGTAATCCTATCTGGTTTCAAGAAGTATATACCTACTATCTTTTGTCCTTTTCTATCTAAGAACCAAGGACTTTCACCAGTTAAGTCAAGATATGCTTGCGTTAGCCAAAAATGGTCAAACTTTGTAGTAAAATCATTAACTCTATACAAAAGGTCTAGAACTTCGTGTTCATCTACCTCTTCAACCCCTTCTTTACTATATTTATATAGCTTAATGCTCATACTTCCTAATTCATCGGCTATAACTGTAACACAACTTCCAGCCCAACCTTGAACCTCTTGTAAGTATTCTCTTTGCTTCTTGGATATATTATTTTCACCGTAACCATATCCTTGTGCTTCATAACCAGTGGGCTTAAAGGTACTAACACCTTCTTTAGCAGATGGACTGAATACATTTTTGATTCTTCTCCAAATATTATTTTTCTGTGCCATATTTTTATAAATAATTTTTCTTTTTGTTAATTATCTCTAAGTATTTAGAAAAATTATTACTATTTGCTATTCTGATTTCTTCAAACTTATAAATCTTATTACATATGCCACACATTATTTTACCATCTCCTATATCCAAAAGCTTAGTCTTGAATAATACAACACCTTTTGCATTACATCCCAAGTTCGGACACTTCCATATATAGTACTTGTCCATATCTCGTAGATTTTCTTTTGTAAAATTATCTATAGTAGACATTACTTCTTAATAGATTTTATTAAATCTTGAAACTCTTTAACACTAATATTAATATCCCAACTATCTTTAACTTCTTGTAACCTTAGCTTAGATTCCTTCTTTCTTTCATCTGCTGAAATAAATTTCTTAAGGTCTTCTACACTAGTAGCCACTGGCATTCCTAATGCCCAAGCTGTGATAGTTTTATTTGGAGATTTATATTTAAACTTACCTTTAACACTAAATGGATTAACTACTATATCTCCTTCAAGTATATCTCTATTCACTGTATCTGCTGACCAAGATAAGTTTCTTAGTTCTATATCACCTGCTGCTGTTGCTGGCAAATGAAATCCACCATCTGAGATAACTATAAGATTTAACTTAAGTTTCTTTAAAAAATGAACTACTGGTTTGAGTAAATCAAAATTACTAGAGTAACCATACCATACAACTGTCTTTGCGTCATTTTCGTGAAACTTACGTGCAGTATGTTCTGATAAATCTATTCTATCTGGTATACATAATACTGGTTTCTTAGTGAATTGTCTGACAGATTCTGCTAATGCTTCCGTAGATGTTGTTATAGCATCTACTTCTTCTATCATTTCTTTAGTTCTATAAGCCCAATGTAACCAATCTGGGTCACAAAGGTCTAATATCTTTACTCCTTTAAAGGCTTTGGCGTGGTCTACAAAGTATGCTTTCTGGTATATAACAGCATCGTACTTTTGCCCCATCTTGAATAGTTCAGCCTCTTCCCAGTATTTAGCCAACCATTTACCACGTATCCTTGAAGAACCAATATTCTTTCTACCGTGGAACTGCTCAAAAGACAGAATGCCGCATCTTTTATTTCCTTGTACCATATCCTTTTTTAGTTAAATTATGACACTTATAACATAATGTTTGTCCATTACTTATGTCCCACAACTGTTTACATTTATAAGCTTCATCTTGCGAATTAATTTTATATTTATCTAGTAGTAAAACAAATTCAATTATATGATGTCCTTCTATTCTACCACCTCTTTTATTACAATTATGACAAGTGAAATCATCTCGTTCAAAAACTACTTTACGCCAATTTTTATATCTAAGTCCTTTTCTTAACTTTTCAGCTAAACAACTTTTACCACCTAACCATCTATGATGTTTTTCACCAGTAGGGAGATTTCTTGTTTCACCTAACCATAGTCCTTTGCCTTTTCTAGCAATACTCATCTTAACCTTAGATTCTTTACTATGCTTAGTATTATGAATAGGCATTGAGTGGTGTTTTAACCTTTCCTGAACTGCACATACTGAACATCGTTTAGATTTATACCCAGCTAAAGGCTTTTTACAGTCTAGACATAATCTATCAAACCTTGTCTTTTTAAATTGTCCTTTGTTATTCCTTTTCATATATTAAGAATAACATAGTCCATAGCATTGTTCAAATGTAACTTTATTAGAAACGTCCAACTTTCATATAATTATTTAGTTAACACTTTTTTAATTAATTCAGCCCAATCTGTCTGGTATCTTTTATATCCAAAGATGCCTTTAGCCATAGCCTTACCAGCTTGTCCTATTTTGATTGCTCTATCGTAATCAGCCATTAGTTCTACCACTAAATCTGCTACCTTCTCTGGGTTTCTTGGTATAAGAAAACCATTAACTCCATCTTGAATAAAAGTATCTGCATCTTGATGTGGTGTAGTTAAAACACAACAACCAGATAACATAGCTTCTGTTCTAGCTCTAGGCATACAACTTTCCTTAGTTGGATTTATATATAATAGACTTCTGCCTAAAAACTCTCTATATTCATCCCAATTCCTAAATTGAGCATCTACTGTTATATGACAATGTTCTATGTCTCTTTCTTGGAGTGCTTCCTTAATACCTTTCAAGAAAAATCTATCATAGTACTTATCTAGTCCACCTGGACTTATCATAGTAACTACTCTGGGTTCTTTCGGTAAGTCAAACCATTCGTCTGGATACATTCCGTGTATAATGGTTTCTGCTTTATCATTGTTTTCAAACCCCCATTGTCTTCTGGCTTTGTGAGAATTGAATACTACATAGTTATCGCCTAGAACTTCTTTGAGCTTCTCTATAAGTATACTTGACATTCCAATCTGGTCTTCTGTATAGCCTAAATCTTTATAGTTGTCCTCTTTGATATCACTAGGAAATAATTCTGGATAATAAGGTGTTCCGTGCATTATCAATATCTTTGGTATATCTGTAATCGTTTCATTCATATTTCTATAAACAGAACCTTTACCTCTATCCCATAGGTTTTCTTCTAAACATTGTTGGTCTAAATGTAGTATAGCCACATCTTGAGTTCCTGACTCGTAGTGAGGTACCCAATTTATATTGAACTTGGTAATCATATCACCACGTGGACCTTCTGCGTATGTTCTACGATGTTGAATCAACCAAGACCAATCTACATCTGGTAATCTCATAAAATCATACTGATGTGCAACTAAATGTGCCAAGGGACGTCAAGAATGCGAACTGGCTCGTGTAGCCCAAATACATTCTCCTTTCCCTTGGCACTTTGTGTCTTTCCATTATTCATTTGTTTGAATATTAATAATTATTTTTCCTACATTTTTATTATGTAGTCCTCTATGATGTTTCGTGCATAGAGTAATACCGTTCTCTAACTTATATCTATCCTTTATAAATAATCTAAATAACTTTATATGGTGTGGAACTAATACTCCACCTTTCACTTTACATACTTGGCAAGTGTAATCATCTCTTTCGTACACTGCTTTACGCCATTGTTTCCATTCACTACTAGCCCTTGCCCTATGACTTTCATCTGACTTACCACCTTTCCAGTTGTAATGGTCTTTTCCTTTACTGCCACATTGAGGTGCTGATATATCTTTATTCCAAGGTGGCTTATTGTACATTGGGTTATTAACACCCATCTTAGATTTACTATTAGACTTAGCATTACCTTTGTTTGCACAATCAGTTGAACAATATCTAGTCTTATCTTTCTGGTATGGGTATTCGTAGTATTCCTTGCCACATAGTAGACAGTTCTTGTATATACCTTTCTTAGCCATAATATTTGATTAATTATGTACTAAGATTAGAATATTCTAAACAAAAGGTCTAATTGGTGGGTTTTGGAAGCTTTATTCTGTACTCACAATCAAGACACTCGTAATAGTCATTTATTATAATCATATACCTATCTGCTTCCTTACAAAATGGACATCTTCTTGGTCTTTCATTACTCATACATCTAATATCCTAACATTCTTATCTAGACCAAATACGTTTTTCTTATTTTCTTTAGACATATTTTTTATTAATTAATATCTATCTCCCCCATACATTTTTTGTAATCTCATCTTCATTTGTGCTATATCTTTTCTTCTTTTATCTTTACCATCTGCTCTTACAGTAACATCTGCTAAAACATTTTCTAAATATATAGTTTGACCACCTTGCTTAGTCCAACGTGTTCGTATCTCTTGTGACATACCACCATATTTATCTATTCTTTCACAAAACATTCCAAACTTCATAAACTCTTCTCTTGATACTGCACTGAAGTTTTCTACAAAGGCTTTTTTGTTAGCTCCTTTGTTTCCAAAGAACCAAACTTTTTTATTACCACCAAATGTTACATCTGATGCCTTATCTACTGATTCTGTTAAAAATAAACAAGCATTCTCATCTGGCTTTAATCTACTATCTATAAAGATTAATGTATCCCCCTCTGCCTCTATAACACCTATGTTCCGAGCCATAGCGAGGTTATAACCGTCCTTTTTACCAGTAGTGAGTAGTTTAATAGTCATAGACTGATTAAGCTTAGAAAACTCGATTATAGCTTCCAATGTTCCATCAGTTGAACCATCATCTACTATAATAGTTTCTAGCTTTGGGTGTGTTTGATTTTTTATTCCTTTTAATAACTCCAATACACTATCTTTCCTATTAAATGTAGGAACTATTACTGAAGCTAATTTATAATCTGGTCTATATACTTGATTATATATTTTAGAGTACTCATAAGACATTCTCTGCTCAGTCATTATCTTTACTGTTTCCCAAGCATTAGACTTAAGTGTTTTCTGTAATTCTTCATCTACCATTAGACGTTTAATAGCTGCTTCTAGTCCATCCTCATCACCAAAATCTACCAATAGCCCATTATAGCCATCTTTTATAATATCTCTAGCTATACCAGACTGAGTAGTTATGATAGGAACACCACAAGCCATAGCCTCTAGTAATTCCATTGTGCCTTCTTCGTAGTTATCGTCTGAAAAGCCAACATAACAAGTTAAACTTCTATAGTAATCTAATCTTTCCTCATCTGAACATTCCATAAAAGAGAAATTGATATTATCTTTTTCTTTTTCAGTAAACTTAGCCCAATAATCTGGTTTGTCGTGCTTACCCATAAACATAACTGGGTAACCTGCTTTAATAGAAGCTGCTGATATTGCCTTAAGTCCCTTCCAAGGACATATCCTTCCTGCATATCCAACAAACTTTTCTTTTGGTATTGTTTTATCGTATGTAAACAATTCTTGGTCTACACCGTGATTAATAGCTGATACATTATCATAACCAAGGTCTTCTAGTAGGAGTCTTGTTTTATTTGTATGACAAACAATTCTATCTATACCCAACTCATTCCAATCAGCATATTTAAGTGCTTTATCTCTTTGGTTATGGTGGGTTAGTATAGACGTATACTTTTTAAGAAATGGCTTTGCTTCTATTAACTGAGCAGCTGACCTGAAATATTCATAATGAATAATATCTGGCTTGAATTCTTTGACCACTTTTTCGAATTCATCTGCTAAAGAAATTGCATCTCTTGGGTGTACTGGCACAATCTTAAATGTGTGGTGTGGGTTATATTTGACCTTAGCTTGTGCTAAATGTCCTATAGCCCAATTCAATACATCTGGTACTATTAAAATCTTCATACAATTATTTGTTTTAATTTATTTTATAATATGTTTATCATCATCTAATTTACATACCCATTGACTATGATACTTGTCAAAAACGAATAGTCCTTTATCTAATAATAGGTTAATAGCGTCTAGTTCTGTAAAAATAAGCTTATTCTTATTTACTAATGGTAGATTAACCTCTGGTAGTCTATCTTTCTCTGGTGTTGGTTTGACTACTCTTTTTCTACCTCTTCTCTTTTTAACTAAATCCATAATTTTATAATTTACTAATCTTATAACCAAAGAAGTATTTTAACCTCATTGGTATTCTCTCTAACTTATAACCTTTAAACAATTCCTCTATCTCTTCTGGTATAAATTGTTGTACGTGACTCCTACTAGCCTTAGTTATGTGTAAATCGTGGTCAGTTACTATTATACCAAACTTTCTAATATTTTTCATCATCTTGACTATTACTTTTGGGTCTTTCAAGTGTTCTATCGTATCTATACATACCATATAGTCAAATTCTATACCTCTATTGACAAACCCTTCTATTGTTTCTTGGTATACATTTACTTCTGGTACACTTTCTCTAGTAATATCACAGCCAGTTTCATCCATATCTACACCAGTAACATTAAGCCCTATATCTACTAGTAATTGTGATATTCTACCATCTCCACAACCTACGTCTACAACTGTTCCTATGTGTCCTTTCAATAGTGCTATGCCATCATCTACCATTTTCTTATAGTTAGATTCTGGTTTACCTGGGATTACTTTACTATATAATCTCCAATGTAATGCACCTTGTGCCGCATACTTATCATATCTTTCTCCAAAATATTCTTTTATTATTCTTTTGGGCGACATATATAAAAGTCCTTTCCTGGTCCGTGGTCTGTAGTGTGTCCAGTACGGTCAATAATAAAATTCTTTTCTACTAATGCTTTTATCTCCTCTTCTGTTTTCCAGTTATTCCACTCTATGATAGCTGTCTCTTTACATAATTCCCATACAAATGATGGGTAATGTACGTGTCTAAACATAGATAAGTACATAACTATATCAAACTTTTCTATTTTTAATACTTTTCTTAAACTTTCCGTTCTTTCAAAGTTTAAATCCATTCCATAAAACTCAGCATTATAATAACCCAAGTGATTAGATACTAGGTCTGCTCCAGTAGCTGCTTCTTGAAAATCTACACCTACAGCTCTTTTTGCTCCGTGGTCTAGTGCGTATCTTACAAATAGTCCACCACTTGAACCTATATCTAATACTGTCTTACCTTTAAAGTCTATCTTGTCTAATCCCATCTCCTTAATACGTTTGTCCATTTTACGAGGACCTTTATTTATGTCTAGCTCTGGTACTGCGTGGTAATATATTTTACCCCACTTTGTACCTTCTCTATACATTTCTTTTATCTTTGGTAAGTATTCATCGTTGAAAGCAAATGTCTGAAAGTCTACTAACTGTCCATTAATAACGTCCCACTTAGATACATCTTTCTTAGCTACTTCAAATCCATATATTTTACCTAATGACATAACTTGTCCATAAACATAATATGCATCTTCGTGTTTAGTTTCAAAGTTAGCTATTATATCTGTATTTGCACTAACATCATATTGTTTATTAACTACTTGCCCTCTTAAGTCATCTGTAAGTTGAGCTAAACATTTAACTCCTTTATATTCTATTAACAATAAAGCCCATACTCTAGGTGCTAGTCCGTGCATATGTGCTATATTCTGAATTCTAGTAGCTTCTAAAAAATTAGTATTTCTTCTTATCTGGTCACCTTTAGGGTTATCTCCCCAAGTAACATTTTCTATTTTAGTCTTATCTGTAACTGGTATAGTATGAAATACTTTTAACAATAATCTTCTACCTTCTAAGCCAAACTCTTCTTTTAACCATTTTGGGCAATCATAGATAAAACAATGTTTACCTCTACCACCGAACTGTGTCTTTGGTAGTTTGAACTTATCATCTATTTTTATGTTTAAGTCGTATATCATAAGAATTTATTAAACTGTTTAATTATAACTTCATTTGAGTATTTTTTCATAGCATACTTTCTCCAACCAAGTGTATCTATGGGTTGTTTTAATATTTCTCCTACCTCTTCTATTCTATCATAAATATTAGCTTTTGGGTAAATTGTTTCTGCTCCAGCCCAATGTCTTACAATAGGTGTTAGTCCTTTAGCCATACCTTCTAATCCAGACCTACCAAAGCCTTCACTTATAGAGGGTAGCCATATATAATTTTTATTTTCAAGCCATCTTGACATTCCACTGTGGTCTACAAATGTATCATATATATATCTATCTGATGTTCCATCTTTTTCTAATCTCCATCTAACAAACTCTTCTACTGGATGTCCATACTTCATAGGCTTACCTAAGTGATGTACTACTAAGTGTGGGTACATCTTCAATAGTTCTGGTATCTGGTCTACTCCTTTACGTCCAGTAATGTTAGCTACTAATGCCACATTTCTCTTAGTTGCATTTGGTCTGTGTATTAATGTAAATTTATCAAAATCTACTGTTAATGATAACACTCCAAAGTTCTTTGGTTTATATTGTGGGTATCTTCTTTTAAAATATTCTAACTGGTGTGGTTGAAGTGCTAAAAACCAATTTATATTCTTCCACTTTATCTTATCTAAAGTTGGTCCTTCATATATTTCAACTCCGTGAGTGATAACTATTAGGTTTCTATGTTTATATTCACTAGCTGATGCTATAAGGTAAGATAGGTATTCTACAAATATTACATCAAAATCATCTGGGTGTTTTATTTCTGCATAAGTATCAAACTTTGTTACATCATAATATCTAGACAACATTTTTACGATAGGGAACTCACGTTTAGGATTACTTATGTATGCTATTCTAGCCATTTACTTTTGCTCCTACCTTACTAGTTAAATCTAATATACCTTGCTTTGTCCTATCACTAAATCCTCTAGCATTTAATATACTAGTGATACCACAATGTACTACTAATGTCTTATCTCTCATAACTGCTAACTTACCACCTTTGTCTATTACTCTCTGACATATAGCTGTTGTTTTTGTTTTATTCTCATCCCAAGGACCAACAGTTTCCCAAGTATCTTTACTCATTAACATACAGATACCAGGCATTACCTTTTCATTTATATTTATGTTTTCTCTTTCTTCTATAACTTTATGTCCCCAATAACTAGCTGCACCTAATATCCATACATCTGGGTTAGCTTCTAATTCTTTGACCATTTCTTTTAGCCAGTCTTTACTAAAATAAACATCATCATCTGCAAATACTATATAATCATAATCAAAATCTATTTCTTTGGCTTTCTGGTTTCTTAACCAGATATAATTAGATTCGTTTCCTACTGTATCACTTGAGGTCATAAACTTATAATTTCTACCACAAGGATTATTAAAAAAACTTTCAATGGTTTGTTTAACCAGCTTTTCTCTCTTATCGTTATGAACGATTATTATTGGTATTACTTTTTCTTTCCTACCCATAATTTATCTCCTTTAAATTCTCCATCGAACTTTTCAAATGTTTTCTGATATGATTCTCTTTGTGCATCGTGGACTATTAGTAATCCATCTTCTTCTAATAGTTTGAGTGCTTCTTCCATACATTCATTTCTATGATAACCGTCAACAAATATAACATCAAACTTTTTACCTAATGTAGACGGATACTTTATATAATCTACCATATTAGCTAAACCTCTTCTGTAATACCTTCTATCTTCTCCTTCTGGTAGTGGGTATTCAAACAGTTCTATATCTACCTTATCACTTAGACATAAACTTAAAGCCTTATCTTTCCATTCTTGTTGATTTTCTACTGACTGCCAATGAAAATCTCTTCTAAGTGTGTATAAATAATTACTGAAATAAGATGTACTATTGCCAGAACCCCATTCTAATATTTCATAATGTTTGTCTATGTCAGATACTGCTTTTAATAAAGTTAATCTAAAGTGTGTAATATCTTCATCACACATATCTGGTGCGTCTAGTTTTTTTGAGTGTGTCTTCATACTTTTACTTTTTTATGTTTCTTTTTACTTCTACTTACTAATCTTTGAGGCTTAACTTTTATTTCAATCTCTCGTTCGCCTATCTTACCATATCTTTGATAGATTAATTTACTATCGATGTTTTCAACACATCTATTACCGTGATTTATTCTAGTAGCTATTTCTGTTTTCTTATCTATGGGTATTACTATATTTTCTTTAATCTTCTTAATTCTAGACTTTTTATTCCTAACTACATTTCTAGCCTTTTCATAGTTCTTTCTTTGCTTACGCTTTTTTAGTTGTCTTTTTGTCATCATCTTTACTTACTTTTAATAATAACTCGTGGGCTTCATCTTCTGTAAACCCAAACTCTTTGGCTAAGGCCTTAACTATCATAAGGTCTACATACTCCTGTAGTTGCCTATCTATATTCTGGATTATAAATATAAGTTTATTGTCATCGGCTATAATAACACTATTAATATCAATATCACTAATCTTAGCCACAACTTCATAGCCTATCCTATCCTTGAACTTCTTTGGTATTTTATCAAAGCTATTTTTTATTTTTTGTTCTATATAATCCATATTATAAACTTATTTTAATTATGTCTTTAAACATTAGATATAGAAATAGAATTATTAATATTGGTAATCCGAAATTTATAAATAAAGCTATAACACCAGTAACTAGTAAATCGAATAAATCTTTAAACATCTTTGTCTCCGTAAACTCCTTTAACTAAAGCTTGGTCTTTACCAGTTTCCTTTAGTAGTTCTAAATTCTTCTTAACTGTTAATCTCATTAAATCATTAGCAGTTTCATCTCCTACCATATCTGCGTGAGATGTTCTAAATGCTTCAAAGTCCTTTATGAAACAATCCCCACCTGCTCCTCTACCTTTCTTATGTACTGGGTCTAAGTGAGTACGTCCTATTCTTTTGTCTGCTGACAATGCTTCTTTGACTACTTCAAAATCTACATCTTTGTGAGCCTTAACCCAGTCATAAAATAGATTCATAAATACTACCTTATAATAGAACCAACAGTTACCACCATACTTAACTAATTCTGCCTCTTCTGATTTCATTATCTGTTCATAAGGAGCTATAGGCAATACTGTCATTACTCTACCTGCTTGTTTAAATCCTTCATCGCTTGAATAACCTATAATGTTTCTTGCTGGGTTAGCTACATCATAAGCTGCTGTTGCTTCTGTAAGAAATTCTGGACTAAATAATATAACCCTATCTGGAAACATTCCTTGTAGTTTCTTTGCTGTTCCAGGAAGCAAGGTAGACTTTAACAAGATAGTCTTACCTATACCCACTAGGGGTATAACCTTTTCCAATATACTACTATCAAAGCCTTCTGGTGTAGTTGGTGTTGGGACACAGATATAAACTAAATCACAATCCTTTATCTTATCTTTGTTGTCTATGTATTCTGGCTCTAGTGAATATCTAACTATTTCATATTTAGTATACTTCTCATACCAACCTGCGTAGTTATTACCTATCCACCCTTGACCCACAAATCCAATTTTCTTTATCATAATTATTTATCCTTAACTTTTAAATTATCAACTATGTGTTTAGAAATTTTATTTGCTAATTGTTGAGTTAATAAATTATCAACATTAGCTCCTTCTATAATTATGCTTGTTTCATAGTCACCTATCTTTTCTTTTATTTCTATCTTCATATAATTTACATTTAATTGTTTCTTTCTCTTATTACTTTTCCACCGAATATTTTTAATATATCTTTAGTAAAATCATCAATGTCATATACTAGTCTTTGGTCTAATAGCCAATCGTGTTGTTTCCTGTTTATCTTATTAAAATTAAACAATGTCGTAATACTACTAAAAAACTGTTTATCAGTCATCTTCATTATACTTTCGTAGCTATGTAAGGTTAGTTTCTTAATGCTTTTCTTATGGGCATTAGTAACCATTATTTCTTTTTCTTTCTCTTGATGGCTTTGACCCTATTCTTAAGAGTATGGCTAACTTTGAACTTTACTATGTTCATTTCACCTACCTTAATTTTCTTAGTAATATCTTGAGGATTAACCACCATTCTTTTACCTCTTCTAGCTATACCTAAAGTACCTATGCCTTTTAGTCTGACCCTATAGCCTTCTTTCAGCAATCCAGTTGTTCTTTCTGCTATCAAAGTAATTAACTCGGATACAAATTCTTCACTGACAATTAGTTCATCAGCTATTATCCTTGATAATTCTTTTGTATTTACTACACGTTTCATAACTTTGTCGCTTCAATTAGTGCTCCTATCTCGTGATGACAATTAGCTAATTTAGTTGGTCTCATACCTTCTAATCTATAGAACTCACGTAGACTATCCATAGACTTACCTTTAGCTATTCTTGTCCTAGTAAAGTCTACTCTAAATCCTGCCTCTTCTAATAACTTTTCTGCTCCATCTTTAGTATATCTTAGTAAATCCTTACCTAATGGATTATGAACTGGATACAGAAAATGAAATGATATATATAACTTACCACCTTGTTTCAACATTGATGCTATATTTTTCATAGCTGTCATTGGGTCATACCAGTATTCTGTTACCTCTAAACAAAAAGCTATATCGAATCCTTCACCTATCATACTGTTTTCATTTACAGATAATCTAGATGGCTTATTCAAGTCCCAGATAATATCTGGCTTTTGCTTACACTCGTGTGGTTGTTCTAAGTCTAGTATCTTATATTCCTTAACATTCCAACTCTCAACTCTTTTAGTAATTGGGAGCTGTGAACCACCGATGTCAACTACTCTATCAGCATTGATGTCTAATACACCTATCCAGTCTTCTAATTGTTGTCTTGTCTTACTTCCCATACTTTTTCATTATAATAATATAAAGGACTATCATACAGGTGGATAATATCGCACCTAGTATATAGCCAGTAATTAATTCAGTGGCACACATATACACCCCCTCTCTATTTTTTACTTAACTCGTTTAGCTTTTCAACTAATGGTCCATCTTTCTTTTCTATAAAAGAGATATATTCTATTATATCTGTATAGACACCTTGGTATTGGTCTAACTGTTTTTGAGCTTGAGTAGATTTGGCAATCATCTTTTCTAAGTTAGCAATTTTAGTGTGGTCTCTTTTGTCTTCGACTACCTTCTCACCTTTAGCGTCCATTACGACCTTTTCGTTTTCTGATTGTAACTGCTCTCTTAGAGCTACTTCTGGATACTTTTCTAATATGATATTAAAAAATGCCATATCAGTAGCTAATCCTAATAGCTTTTTTCTACGTTCTTTTAGAACTTCGTCTAAAAATTCTTGTACTTCTTTTTCCATATAATTTTATTATTTAATTTATTAATCTTTTATAAACTTATCTGTCCTATGTATCTTTTCTCCACTTTTAAGTTCTGCTGAATTACAATCAATCTCTATTGATGCGTGTGGATTACAATTATCATTTAACCATTTCATTGCTGGTTCAACAGCTTCTTCGAAACTTCCTTTTTCTGGTTCCATATATTTTTTATTTAATTATTTATTTAAACTTTTACTATTTTAATTAGTCCACACTTCTCACAGATACAAGAAGCTACTACTCTTTCTTCTTGTTTTATTGTCTTATCACACGTAACTTTCTCCCAAACAGTTTTGATAATCATTCCATTTGGTAACCATTTATGTTCACATTCTTTTTCTGCCATATACTTTATATTTATTTAATTATTTTATCTATTATACCAAACTTTAATGCTTCATCTGCTGTAATGAATATATCAATGTTACTTTCCATATACTTAGTTATTTGTTTAGTCGTTAACTTAGTCCTTGTCTTTAATAATCCAATCAACATTTTGTTTATCTTATCTATATATTCTGCGTCTTCTTTTAACTGTCTATTCTTAGCATAACCGAAGTCACTAGCTACTTCGTGAATCAGAATCTCTGAGTGCTTATGTGCTTGACGTTTACCTTTATGACCACATAGTAGTAATAATGCTCCTGCTGAATAGGCTTTACCTAAGACTACAGTATTTACTGGTTTAGGGCTAGAGTCTATCAAGTCTACTATTGGCATAAGAGCTTCTACTGCTCCACCATTACTATTGATATATATAGTTATCTCTTCTACTGTCTTATCTTTGATTATATCTCTTAGGTCAAAGAACGTATCTTCTAACATTTCTTCCTCAAATTCAGAGTTGATAATAACCTCACCTTTCTTTTTGAGAACAGCTCTTCTTTTAATGTTATTCTCTATAATCTTTTTCGTTATTTCCTTCATACTATTTTCTATTATCTACACTATTTAATTCTCTACACATAATGATTATATTCCTTGTATCTTTATCTATACCTACCTGTAATTCACTATACATAATATCCCAAGTTTCATTAGTGACTCTAACCTTTGATGTTGGGTCTGTTTGTTGTAACTTTGCTATTAAGTCTTTTACTAACATAATTTTTTAAATAATTCTAAATATTCTTCTCCCATCTCATCTATAGTTTTAACTTTGTAAGCTGTAGCAAACTTTTTACTATTATCTATCTTGAGTATCCTACTGTTGTGGTATACCTCCATAGAACCACCTACTCTATTTAGATATAATGGTCTAACATCACAAGCCATAGCTTCTAGTAGTGTATTCGGATATGCTTCACAAAAGCTTGGGTATAATAGATAATCACACTTCTTCATTAACAGAGCTATTGATTCTGGTCTTTCTAATACTCCTATATAGTCTACTTGAGCATTTACATTCAAATCCCAATTAAATTGAGGATTTTCTTTGTATACTTTAGGAGAATTACCAGCGATTATTAACTTAGCTTTATTGTTCTTTCTCCATTCCATCTCAAACCAATATAACGCTTCTTCAAACCTTTTGTTTGGATTTGGGTTATAGTCTATATACAAATAAGTATTACCATCTGAGAACCTATCTTTGTTATTAAAGAAATCTGAATCTACTCCGTTATTTATTGTAACTTCGTTATCGTTTTTAATAAAATAACCAGCAAATTCCTTAGCCCACTTAGACTGATAAACTACTGCTGAAGCAATATTACCAAACTCAGTAAGCCTTTCTGCTGGTTGCATCCGTTTATTCCTAGACTTTCTAGGTATATTATCTATTCTTAATACTAATTTCTTACCTTGTTTTACTGCCTCGTGAACTAATCCTTTGTCCATAGCTGTTATACCAAACACAAAGATAATGTCACACTCTTGCCAAGTGTTAACGAATTGTACTTTGCTTTCTAGTGTTTTCTTAAAGTTTCTGAGAAAAGTATGCCCCCCACCAAGAGTACCACTACTCACGTTGGTTACATAAATTTTAATCTTTTCTATTTGCTTTACTTCCATAATTATCTGTTAATTTATGACACTTTTTACACAATGTCTGTCCATTACTTATTTCATATGCTAATTCTGGGTATTTAACAACTGCTTTAATATGGTGTGGTTCTAATCTACCTCCTCTTTCTTTACATTCTTGGCAAGTATAATCGTCTCTAATAAATACTGCCTTTCTCCATTTCTTCCATCTAACATCATCTTTTAGTATTTGAGATAAACTTCTTTTACCTCCATTATCATTCCAGGGCTTTTGACCCTTCTTAAAACATCCTTCAAATTTAGTATTCCAATTAGGGTGTCCTACCATACTTGACATCTTCTTACCTAAATGTGCATTTCTATTCTTTTCTTTCGCTTCTTCTGTATGTGGTTTATTGTGGGTAAATATACCAGACTTCTTGAAACATTCTTTTCCACAAAATCTAGGTTTTCTTGATATATGTGTAATAAACTTCTTACGACAGTACTCACAAGTAAATTCTTTCTTTCGTGTTCCTTTCTTATAGTTATTCATAAAGTTATTCTATATGAATTACGAGAGAAAGTAAAGTTTGCTGTTTTTAAAGACTACCACTAGATGTATTTGATATATATACTTTTATCATATAATTATATTTTGATAAGCAAGCTCACCATATAGTTCCTTTGCTTTTTTATTATACCAGATTGCTGCTTCTTTTTCTGTATTACACATTTTTGTTAAACATATATATTCTAATGTTTTTCTTCTTCCTCTCTCAATCTGTCCTCTCCATATACCTGTTTTTTTATATTGACTAACACCTTTATGTTTTGATAAACAATCCTTTTGTTTCATAGCTCTTTGATTAGTACCAGAGATACCATTGGTCAATGTTGTTAAATTACATTTTCTAAAATCTAATCTATTACCGTTCTTCCAAGCAATAGGGTTATGACAACCTACTTTTCTAACAAAGATACTATTTTCCATAGTTAAATGATGCATTCTATATTGTACTTGCCAGGACCTACAAACTGTAATTAATTTATTTTTATTTTCACGATAAGCCCAATCAAACCTATTAAGATAATGATAATCCTCATCATCTACAATAGCATACTTACCCTGTGTTAAATTAATTCTTTTCATACATTTTCTTTATTTACTTATCTTAAACACCTTGACTCATAAGCTTTTCATATTCATCTACTATAGCTGTTTCAATGGCATCGCCACTTTCTTTAGTTATAGGGTGGAATATATTTATAGCATTTTCTCCTACTTTTTTATTTGGGTAAGTCAATCTATACCCACCTTTTAACTTTGTGTAAATTCCTATACTTCCTACATAGATTTTTTCATCTACTACGCAAGAGGCTAGGGCTACCAATCCGTTATTAGGCTTAATAGGTATTATTCTTACTTCCGTTACATTAGTATTTTCCTGGCTCATATTTGTACTCATTAATTACTTTAAGCAGTTTCTCTAGGTTGTACCATTCGTTGAACTTATCTATTTCCCAACTATGTGCCCAACAATGGAAATATCCATCTTCGTCTTTATCTGCTTTATCTAAGAGGTCTAGGGCATAGTCTAACCAAGCTTTACCTTTATACTCTCTTCTAGGGTAAATATGTACTGATGTACCAACCCTATATTTATTAAGGGGTAATAAGTAATTACCAACATCTACTGTCCTTGCATACTTAAACCCTACCTTTTCCACTGCTTTAGTTACATCTTCATTATATCTGCCTCTGGGATAACAGAAATGAATTATCTCCTTTCCTATTATCCCTTCGAGCCATTCCTTGTTCTCTACTACTTCTGCTTCTAGATTGACGCCTCTTAATAGTTTCATATCACGAGGGTGCGTAGTTGTATGTCCACCTATTATAAAACCCATTTCATCTAAGCGTCTTATATCTTTTGGGTGTAACTTACAACTAGTTGGTATATAAAATATAGCTGGTATGTTGTACTTCTTAAACAACTCAGCTGTTTTTATATCCAATTCATCACCATCATCTATACTAAATATTAATTTCATTACCGTGCGTCTGTTATTAAGGCTTTTTTACCTCGCCATTTACCAGTACGTTTTACTGTTCTGATAAACTGTCTTCTGTATTTGCCTGACTTTCTATTACTGTCAGACCTATACAATTTCCCTGAACCATTCCTTCTTCTTTTTACTTCAACCATAACTATGATTTGTTAATAATTATTAACTCGTCATAGCTTTGGTATTAATTTTTAAATTGTTTCTAATCATCTGTTCTTTTATTAAATATTCTTCTTAAAATATAACTTCTTATAATAGATATAGCTGTAAACCATAATCCTATTATAAAGTTATCTCCTAGTGGTATATCTATTCCAAAATATGGGAATATTATTATCTGGCTACCACAGGCTACTAAGTAACCTACTAATACATTCACAAAACTTTCTAATAAACTATACTTCTTTGCTTGCATTATAACATTTTAATTACTTCGTCCATTAGTTGCATAAACTGTTTTACGGAACTAACTTTGATTAACTTCTTGTCTTTTAGGTGTTTAATAAGCTCATAAGCTTGTTTACCTCTATCCTTTGCTCTCTCTTGACTATAAACTGGGTAGCTTTCCCTTATTATATAAGGGTAGTAATAACCCTGCCACCAGTCCCAACAACTAATGTTTCCATTGTATTCTGTTGTTGTACCGTTTTGTAAATTAACACCAGTTCCCATATTGAGTTCTAGTCCTACGTTACCACCACTAGCATTATAACTAGGCTCAACTGTAAATGTGAGATTATCCCCAACATCTTGGTTGAGGCAACTCATAGTTAACTCTCTTTCCTCATTTCCCATACTCTTGTTCCTTTCCGACTTAACCGTGTATTACCAAAGTTAAGGCGTTGTTAATTTATTAATCTTCTAATCACTGGGGTCATCGGTTTGACACTTTTATCACCGAAGTCATCGTTAACTCCTCTCTACGCATTTGAGAATCGCTACTCATTCGGCTTCTGTCTAGACTGACCGAGAGAGGTCTGACGACCTCACCCCAGTAACTAAAAGACTAATCTTTATTATTTCTTACTCTAGGTGCAAGATGACAGTTGTCTCTACTATTAGCAAGGCTGTAGTTACACTTGCACCTTATCTTGCCAGTCTATAAATAGAGTGGCAGAGCTTTGATGTAACTTTTCATCTTGCGTCTAGAATAAAAAAATAGCCGACATAAAAGTCAGCTCTATAAAATTCCTCCAGATGTAGTTTCATTAAACATAATTATTTTATTTTAATAATATACTTAGCCATTATCCCTATAGTCGATGAAACAATAGGGAGTGGCTCATCTAACCAGACATCCATTGATTCTGGCTTTTTATGTACAGTAACCTCAACTCGGTGAGTTTGGTTCTGCCATAATAACTAAATATATTATACCTAGCCCCCAATCAAACCTCCTCGAGAGCAAGTTCGATTGTGAGCAAATATCAATAAACAGAAAATGACAAAATGTTTATCGCCCAAATAACTTGGGAACTAGACATACTATACTGATTTAAAAGGTACGTGTGACTTTGTGAGTGGCTATTTTGAACTGTTTAATACTATATGTGGATAAATGTATATCTCACTTACAACTCGTCTTATATTATAAACTTTATATGACAACTACTAATCCCCTTACCTACTTATATGATAACCAATCATCTATGAAAAAATTGAAATATATAAAATAACTACTTTAAGAGTTTTTTATTTAAAGACGAATTGTAAAGGAGCTATGTTTATATTGTTATGTCCTTAGACTAGCATAAAAATAACGATTTGTCAATATTGGATTTTTACTATCTCTATGCCATAAACACTTCTGCCCCAGCAACATTAAAAACATTAACTGCTAACTTAGCATAATTACAAGCGTGGAATAAATGGTCTGGTCCACTTTCTATATAACTAGCTTTCTTGATACCTGCCGCATCTTCTTTGATTACTCTAACTGGTGCTTGTAAGTGTGCTTCAAATTCTAAATCTATATCTAAATTAGTTGGTAACTTTATCTTTCTATTCTTGAACTCTGCCACCATATGGTCAAGAGATACTGTTCTGTTAGTATTTACTTTGTCTTTATCTACTTGCCAATATCTATCACTAGCTTTTAATTCAGCCATACCTGTATAGTAACACATTTTAACTTTTCCTTTATAGGCTGTAATGAATTCAGCTACTTTTCTGGTTTCTGGGAGTGCGTCTATAACTACACCTCTTACTTGAAACTTTTTCATTAGTTCTTCTAGTGAAGCTATTGGACCAAAGAAATCCTTAACTGAACCAAATGCTAGTATTCTGTCATCTGCATCTCTGACTACATAATGTAATTTAGAGCCTACATCAACACCCATAAATGTTCCTTTGACATTTGTAACTGGTGCTTTAAAGTCTGTTTTACAAGCTAATATGTCAGAAGCATTAATCTTATCTCCTTTAGGTTCGTACGGTAATCCTAGGTTCTGGTTATAAAACTGTTGCTGTTCTGCCTCATTGTCGCTGTGAAACGCTTTTATGAACTTTTTAATATCTAACCTTGGGGAATATAACTGACTTACGTGATAGCCTCTGATGTCTCTCTCTGGAAATTTAGCTATCCACTTACCTTCTAATTGCCAAGGGACTATTGGTTTTCTACATTTAGCACATACTATTCTGATGTTCTCGAAGTCTACATTAATCATATGGTCTAAGACCTGCCACTCACTACAATGGTTACATTTAACGTGTAGGTGCATTTGGTCTGATTCCATAAACATTTTATGAATACCAAAGTTCATATAAGTAGGGGTACTAGCCCATCTCTGCCATTTCAAAGTACTATGTTCTAATCTTTTATCAAAATAAGGTATGTTCTCTACTGTCATTCTATCTACCTCATCTACAAATATAGCGTCACCTGGAACTGATGTAATTTGTGACAAAGAGTTACTACCACGAAAGTAGACAAACCCTTTAGACATTTTCTTCAATCCTATCTTATCTGCGTGTTTTCCTAATATTCTTTTTGCTCTACCTGATACTTCACTGAGGTACTGACTATTGTTTATTGGTTGGTCTATTCTTTCCTGTACTAAATCTCCCATAGAACCAGTAGTTGGAAAAAAGTATAACGAATTGTATTCGTGTTGGTCTGGTAACCACAATGCTTCTGTAAGCATTCTTTCTGTTAAACCAGTCTGGGCTGATTTCATTATAACTATATGAGGATGCTGGTCTTCATAGATTCCAGTTAGATATTTATGTTCTACGAAATCTAAAGGCTTACCTCTAGTTGTCCAATTGTCTTGTACCCATAGAAAGTAACCATTCTTCTTATTCTTCCACGATGTCTGCCTTCCTTTCTTCATCGTCTTCATCGCTTCCATTATCACTTTCTGCTTCGATAACAGCTTGTCTTCCTTGTTTTGTATATTTATCAGCATAATAACTCATCACTTTTTTTAATGTCCCTTCATAGTTTTCATCATTGAAATCATTTTCTCCTAATCCCAACTTCTTCATTACTTCTTCTTGTTCTTCACTTACTATTATATTCTGTTGTGCAAATAACACGTTCTGTTCCTGTTTAGGTGGCATTAAACCAAATCTTAGGGACAAGTCATCTAATTCAGATAAGTGCTTACTACTAGATTCTAGTGCTGATGTTAGTTTAGATATAGACTCAAACACTACTGTTGAGGGTATATTAGTTTTCTCCATTAACACTAAGGCTTTATCTAGGGCTAGTTGTGCTTTACTTACTGTATACTTAGACTTGTTATAGATTTTCATTCTTTGCTCAAAAAAGTTGAAATCCTTTAATGCTTTGATAATTCTAACTTCGTCTTTGAGTGCTAAAGCTATACTTTTATTACTTTTCTCTTCTTCTATCTTTTTGACTTTCCTTCTAAAACTATTAGTCGTATCTTTATTAGGTATTTCTTCTGGTTTCAAATCAGGAAACTTTTCTGCCATCTTAATAAGAAACTTCTCTGCTGATATGTTTTCTATAATTAAATTATCTACAACAAAGTCTCTCATTCCTTTAACATTCTTCATAAGAAATGGTATTTTACCTCCGTGTTTCCTATAAAAATGAGCTTCTTCTAAATGTATATTCAATTGTTCTTTGCTAAGTGGACACATTATATTTGTTTATAATACTATTACTACTTAATACTACTTTACTCTTTATCTTCAATGGTAATTGTATCAACTCTTTTATCTGTGGTCAATAAATCAAATATTACATTATTCATATCCTGCTTTGATACTCCTACCCTATCTGCTAATGGTTTTATTACTTTCCATAATCTTTCGTCTGCTCTAATCCATACACTGTCTTTGCCACCATAGTCTATTATCATATAGTTACTGTCTAGGGTATCTCCGAATTCAGAAAATAATCTATTCAGTACACGACTTAAATCGTCTATGCTTTGGATTTCTTCCTTTGCCTCATCAAGCTTTTCTTGTATATCCTTTGGTAATCCAGCTCTAACTTCTTTGACGAATTTTTTAAGTTGGTCTTCTGTGGAAATAGTCATCATATCTAATGTCTTTTCCCTACCATACTTCTTGATTAACCTTTCATATTCCTTTGTAAATATAATTGGATTTAATTCACCACGTCTAGCGTTATCTGATAGTGCGTCTGCTAAGGCTTCATCTCTATTTTCATAAGTACCAACATAAGCTGGTATTTCTTCAAAATCAAGATACTTTGCTGCCCTATATCTATGGTTTCCTTTAATTACTTCATAGACCTTACCGAACTTACCATCTTTGTTATGATATAGAACTATTGGCTGGTCAAAACCACGCTTCTTAATATTTGCTACCAAATCGTTAAAGGTCAATTCGTCCATTTGGTTCGGATTAACGTCTAACTCAACTATCTGATTAATCTTAATTTTTTGTACTTCGTTCATATATTGGGTATTTACTAATTATTGTGTCTCTATATCCTTTACTTAATACGTATTTATGTATTTCATAGCAAGTTGGTGCTCCAAAATACTTTATTGTCTTAGCTTTCCAAGAATCAGCTGCTTTTTGTATATGTTCCATTAGCTGTTCATAAGTAAATGAATTACCTAGGTCAGCCATAGCTTCGTCTGAGAATTTCTTGAAACTACCTAGACTTTTCTCAAATACTATGTCCTCTGGGACACTATCTAGTATTGTGGAGATACTTGCTGTGTAGTCATAAGTATTTCAGCATCTCTACCAGAACTAAAAAACTTCTCCATTAATTCTGCTGTCATTTGTGGGTACTTTTCTGATGACATTCTTGCTCCCCAGAATAATGAAAACTTATCATTCTTAGGTAAATCACAGTATCTGTCTAATTCTTCTATGTTCATTGGTAACCCACGGACATAGTTTTTTTCATCTGCCTTTAAAAATGTTGCTGGAGATACGAATTTTCTTACTTGCTTATTTGCTTTATCTTTTTCATCTTGATTTAGAAACCAAGTATAGCCAGTAACATATCCATTAACCATAGCCTTTTTAAGCCCCTCGCTAGTAACTCTATCGGTACTAACTAAAGGTTCAAAGTTATGGACTGGCATTGTATATCTACGTCTGTTATCTGATAGACAAGAAGCAATATTATCAACTGCCATTGTTCTACTAGTTAAAACTGCGTCTATTGGATACTTTCCTGCTTTTCTAGAAAACATTCTATACATTTCATCTGGAGTTCTAGCCATTTCTCCATAGAAATCACCTAAATTCATTGATACCTCTAAATATGTTGCATTCTTTGGTAAGTTTGGAAGTTCTTCTCTAATCTCTGGAACTAGGAAATAAAAGTGAACTGGTAGCTTTGCCTTTTCTGTAAATTTAATTAAGTCAGCATATACTCTAAGATTGCTGTCGTGGTGGAATGTCGGCATTCCAAACAATGGTAATATAGCTACTCTAAGTGTCTTTCTATCCATTTGGTTATTTTAATGTCTGCTTAACTCTATCTAAACCTTCTTTAGTTGGTGGTTTCCCATAGCCAATCTTAATGGCTATTTGTTCAACTGTCATCCCCTTTCTGTGTAGTTTTTTTATTCTTTCATTCTTTTCATTCATATTTTTTTATATATAACTTTAAAGCATTTGCTGCTGATTTATTTATAAATTTACTACTAGACAATTTATCGCTATCCATTAATCCATCAATAGTTTTGATAAGTTCTTCATAACTATAATCCTTTATTACTTGATAGTCCAACTTTTCAATCAATCCGAATAAAAAGTGTGGTTTACTTTCCTCTACACTTTTAAGTATCGCATCTTCAAAGATTTCTGTGTATGAATTTCCAGCTTCTTTACTTGCGTGTGTTTTAATTAAATAGCTTGACAAATCTTTACTAATATTGGCTAATCCTTCTTTGTCTTTTTCGTACATTTTACAAGCATCTATGACCATTTTATCGAAACTAGCCTCTCCTTTAACTAAAAACGGATAATCCTTTGGTAATCTACTATCTAAACATTTTTCATTTATATAAATACCTACTAATCCTTTTATTCCCATTTGAATATAAGATAAGCCAGTACCTTCATAATCTGCTCCGTGAAAATAGAAATCACCTTTTTCTATATGTTCATAAAAATCAGCCCTACTACAATTTTCCTTTATAGTAATATAGTCCTTTCCATAGACTTCATCTTGTAAGTTCTTAGGGAATTTACCAATACCTATAAATAGAAGCTTTGCATTATGTCCTGCCATTCTAGCTAAATCAATAGACTTTATAAGCCAATCTATTCTTTTTCTAGACTTATGATGTGTTCCTGCGTGAACAAAAACTATTTCATCTCCATCAAACATCTTTTCTTTCTTTTTGATTTCATCACCATATACCATTGGTGGTGTATATCTTAGGTCTGTATTTAAGAAACTACTAGGAGATAGGTACTTTTTACCAATTTTACTAGCTACTTCTACATCGTGCTTTGTCAGAACCATACATTTAGTATCTAACATAGCATTTATAAGTGATGTTTCAGCCCATTTGTCCTTTATCCATTGAATATGCTTGTCTGCTAGTTCATCTATGAAACAAACAATCGGTTCTTTGTAGATATAATCAAAAACAGAAAACTTTTCTTTAAAATAGGCTAAATTAAAATTAACTAACCACGGATAAAAATTGGTTAGTATAATATCGTAAGTGCCTCTATTCTCATAAAGGTACTTATAAGCACCATCATCTAGGTTTAGTGTTCCTTCTGAAACATTTGTTTCCCAAGACTTTTTTCCGTGCTCTTTTTTGTATGTAATTATGTTTACTTTTTCTATATCAGAAGCTTCATCAACACCTTCTGGTAAAAGTATATCTAGCTCGTATTTATTAACCCTACACATATCCACAATAGTCGCCACTCCACTACAGCCTAAAACATTCTTGCTTGTATGCAATTTGGGGAGATATAATATTTTCATTTACGTTTTTTTAAAGCTTCTTTTTTAAAAACCACATTGAGATATCATTACACTCTTCTTTGATGGTTTCGTAAATTTTATTAAATTTTTGTCTATCCTCTTCTCCTTTGTATCTTTGTGTTGGAACATTGAACCAATCTAGCTCTACTCCACTTATTATTTGTTTTTTAAAATTTGTTGACGAACGCATATGCCATATAATCTCTGTCATCAATACTTTATGGTCGTGCTTTGGATATAAGTCGTCCATCAGTTTTATAAGAAATGGCTTCCTTAATAGTATAGCAATTAATGGAGAACAATGGAAATCTACACCTTCAAGCTGTATATCGTTAATATCTGCTATCCCTACTTCATCGAATTTATAAGTATTGTATGTTTTGTAATATTTATCTAAATCCTTAGCTTTTATTCCTTTGTTAAATCTATAAGCCCAAACTTTAGCCATTTCTGTAAATAACACCACATCTGACGATAATCCACCTATTTTTGAACGATATAACAATGCGTCAACTAATAACTTTTCCTTATCTTCAAGTTTTGTAAATAAATTGTATGCTCCATCATACTTTTTAACCTTTTCTACATCTGGGTTAATAGTTACGAAATCTTCTCTCCATTCTGCCTCTGCACAATCTGCAATAACATTGATAACTAATTCAGCATCTGCTTCTGTAAGTTGATATAGTTTTTTTGACGAACGCTTGATTAAATCTATCATCTCATCAAGTCTTGGGTGTAAAACTACATCTTCCATAACTATAATTGGCATTCTTCTGAAAAAATCGTGTAAGTCATTATGTATAAGTGCTGATTTTACTCCTTTGATAGCACTTTCTACATCTCCTCGTCTTACTGCTTTCTGTATAGACGATTTCAATAATGATAGGGGTATCTCTTTTTGAAATAACTTAGCTCTATCTACTATTTTTATTTCTTTACTTCCTTTTACATTTTCAAATAAGTTTGATGTTTGCATACTTTTTTTTATTTATAAGATAATTTTAGCATAGTTTAGCCTATTTGTCAAAATTTTAATCTTTTACTTACTCTTTTCTTTAATTTTTTATTTTGTTTAATTATTCCCGATTCTAGAATAACAGCAGTAATCATCGTACCACTAAATAGTCCTAATATAAATGTTGCTATTATTTCTGTGTTTGTATCCATACTTATCCTTTCTTTTACTTAATTATTGTTTTTTAGCTTTATCAATAATAACCTCTTTTCTTATTATCTTATTCCCTTTAAGGTTGTTTATTTTGTAGTGGGTTTTTTACCTTCAACTTCATCTATTAATTCTTGTGGTGTTCCTAGTATAACAAATTTACTAGCCATATTATTAGCAACCTCTTTTGGTAAATCTCTACCAATGTATAATACTTTGTCTTTTAATGCTTGTTCTAATGTTTTCATAATTTTATACTTAGATTGCGGAGCAAGCTCCTTTACTTAGTTATTTCCCTGTAGGTTTTAGTAATACTTAATTTTGGTTCAATGTAATTTTTATACCAGCGAAAAACAAACTTATCTATAAATCCCCAATCACATCCAGAACC